CGTCATTATTGTAAACGACGCTAATAACATTATGTGATTCGAGAGAATCGACACCGGTTATTGATGATCCATTGGCAATCATTTCAGTACCAAACCCAATTGTTAAAATTTTGCTACCAGAATCATATGATATGACTTTTGCTGTCATATTGGATTCTTCATATGAATCCCCCTGAAATACTTGCTCATTTACAATGTAATTATTGGAAAATGTCTCTGAGGTGTTCAGTTGCAATTGAATAGTGGAGTATTTCTTATTAATAAAAGCAATTAGGTCGCTATAAGCAACAACCCAATCATAGATTGGATCAATGATATCGTTCGCTAATAGTATTATCCAATGTTTTGTTGGATCACCATACACCCTTTGCGCAATGTGCTCCGGTCTTTCGCCATCCCTGACATCATATTCATAGTAAAGACTTGAGTTATCCAATACGCTTTGAATGAACTTTGTCTTAGCCAGTATATTTGGAACTTGCTTATATGACTTCACACCCAAAGAAGTTGAATATAATAGTTGTGGAAATTTATTAAAATATGACATTTAGTAGCCGTTATTAATATCAGTTTTAGTGAGAACGATTGTTTCCTTAAAGGCTAATTCAAGAGATATCTCGACTGGAATACCATCTTTAAATGTTGCATAGTTACCAGATGCTGCATAATTTACATTGACACGCTCCAATACACATTTACCGATTCTCGGAATACTAGTATTATATTTCAGCCCATCATCAGTTTTCATCATGAATTCTATTTCAAATTCAGAAGGTGGGATGAAATAACGAGAAGAAGTTCCGGGTGAAAATGTTGGGGCGGCGTGATATCTCATTGTTTTTATAATATTAATAACTTCGACGGCCTCTTTTTGATTTCTTGGAGCAAACCTAAATTGATACATAAACACCCTTTGTTGAGAGCCTTTATATAATACTTCCAACATTGGATTGACAGCATATCCCTTTGATTGAATATATGCTTCTGTGAAATTATCCCCTATAATATTTCCACCTAATGCTTGTGTCAATCTGGCCTTACCTTCCTCTGTACCAATCCCACCAGAAAGATATGCAGTCATTGCACCAGCAAGACCTGCTGCCTCTGTAATAGAAGTGGAATCATAATCATGTGAGTCTGACACTATAATAGTATCTGGCATATACATAGAAATCTGATCAACTAATTTATCGGCTCTGGAATTAAAATCCAGATTTGCATCATCTAATAATTGAAACTGAGTGATCTTTGATAAAAGGGCGGTTCCACCAGCACCTATCGTGGACTGTGATATGCTTAATACGCTATCTGCCACAATTGCACCAGTCAATCCTTTATCGCTGATATATGTACTAGGCTTTTTTGAACCAGCTTTTAAATTATAGTTACCAGATGGGGAAACTGAACTTTCTGGAGCCTTATCCTGTTTGAAGACATTAAATCTTATGATGTGGCGCATCGACAAATCGCTTGGATTTAAACCACTCGGGTAAGAAAGTGGCTTCAGGCTAGATGATTCCACGTTTTCTAGGGCTTTAACATCCTTTGGTGCAGAAGAACTAGAAGCAGCTCTTACCAGCGAACCGGGAGCACGATGTCCAACTGAATCTTGAACTTTGTTTTTTATATCGTCTAATGGCATCTATGATCCGGCTAAATAAATACTATGGCATATTCTGGAAAATACACCCCAACAAATCCTAAAAAGTATTTAGGCGATCCTACTGGCATTATTTTTCGCTCTCTTTGGGAGCGAAGGGTGTTTGTTTATTTAGATAATAACCCGAATATTATAGGTTGGTCTAGTGAAGAGATTGTAATACCCTATGTATCACCAGCCGATAATAGGATTCATCGTTATTTCCCGGATGTGTTCGTAAAGACCAATAATAAGACAATGGTTGTGGAGATAAAGCCACATTCACAATCCATAGAACCAAAAAAGAAGACCAAGATCACCAAGTCTTATATTAATGAAGTGGTGACATATGGCATAAATCAGGCTAAGTGGAAATCTGCTAAAGAATACTGTCTAGATAGAGGATGGGAATTCGTTGTTATAACAGAGAAAGAGCTATTCGGAAAATAAATGCCAGCATTATTTGATAAATTAAACAAAGAAATGAAACGTGCTGGGGTAAAACCCAGAACACAGGCTGCTAAAGGCTGGATGGGCGAAAGAATCCGTCGAATGAGGCTTCCGGCTGATCGATCTAATATATTGAATGATCCAAGAAGAGTTCATCCTAGAGCATATATTGGTAAGATGTATATGTTTGCATATGATGCCAAATATGGCGATGTTTTACCGATGTGGGACAGGTTTCCGCTGGTAATACCTATGGATTTGTATGATGATGGGTTTTTGGGGTTAAATCTACACTACCTAGACCCATATAATAGACTCATTCTTCTGGATAGATTACATGATTTCATTAATAATGATAAATATGATGATACTACTACATTCAGATTATCTTATGGTCTACTGGCACATTCCAGAAGATATAAGTTAATAGAACAATGTGTAAAGAGATACCTGTTTTCTCATATTAGATCACCTATGATTTACATAGAACCGGATCATTGGGAAACGGCAGTGTTCCTTCCAGTTCAGAAATTTGTATATAACGATTAAAAGAAATGCCATCAGCAGAACAAGAACAAAACGATAGACCACCATTAAGAATAGATATTACTGGTTATGGTGGTATTGAAGAAGAAAATAAACTTGAAGAGGTTACGGTTTATGCACCACCGCCACCTCTTTTCAATGTCAATAATTTCTTGGCACAGGTTTCTGGTAGTGGTCTATCCAAAACAAATAAATTCAGGGTAGATATATTACTTCCTGAAATGCTTCAACAATCATTCGGAAATATTAGTTCCCTTAAATTTTTCTGCGAGACGGCAGATTTTCCGGGTAGAGCATTAAATATGTCCGACATAAAGATATACGGACCATCTTTCAAACAACCAAACCAGTCAATTTTCACAGAGATAACAGCAACCTTTCTCTGTGACTCGTTCATGACACAGAAGTCAATTTTCGATTTCTGGATGGAATTGATTAATCCATCCAGCTCGTTTGATTTCGAATACAAGGATAATTACGCTAAAGATGTAGTAATTACACAATATGATGATGCAGAGAATCCAAGATATGCAATGACTTTAAAAGAGGCTTTCCCATCGGCTATTGGGCCTATGACCGGAAGCTGGGCTGATGATAATATACAACGTTTACAAGTTACCTTCTCATATAGGTACTATGAAGTGGAATACTTAGGAGATAATAATGACAATACCGAAAATACAACTTCCATTGTTCAAGATTTTTTTAATATCTTTAAATAAGGAAATTGAATTTAGACCTTTCGTAGTGAAAGAAGAGAAAATGCTTTTGATGGCGGCTGAATCCGATGATCCAAAGTATACTCTTGATACTATTAAACAGATTATACAGAATTGTATTGTTGATGAAACAATAAGAATTGAGGAACTTCCGTTATTTGATGTGGAATATCTATTCTTGATGATTCGTGCTAAGTCTATGGGAGAAATTGTAGAACTTAAATACATCTGTCAGAATGAGGTGGAGGATAAAAAGTGTAGGGGTAATATGGTTATGAACATAGATTTGACTAAGGTAAAAGTCGAAGTAACTAACAATGATAGTCTTATTAAATTGTCGGATGTCATTGGAATTAAATTGAAATACCCAACTATTGATATTTCGAGGGTTCTTAATGATAGTAAGTCTAATATTGACGTATTGACAAAAGTAATCGAAGAATGCACAGAATACCTATATGATAATGATCAGGTTTATAAGATAGAAGATATGCAGCCGGGTGAGTTTAATGAATTCATCGAAAGTATAAAATCTGAACAATTTAGAAAGATTCAGAACTTCTTTTACAATGCTCCAGCTCTTAGACACACTCAACAGGTGAGTTGTCCTAAGTGTGGTAAAGAGCATAAGATAGTTCTGGAGGGAATTCTAGATTTTTTCGACTAAGCTTTTATAATGATAATCTGAAGAATTACTTCATGACGAATTTTGCATTGATGCAACACCACAAATATTCGTTGAATGACAT